AACCCACCTAGGACAACAATTATATAAACCTTTTTCCTGTATCTCTAAAAAAGTCCATGGCCGGTCACAAAACCTAGTTGCAAGATCATTTGACATGTATAATTAATTACAAGAACGAACACATATTTCAATAGTAATTATGACTACAGCAAAAACTAAAACTAAAACTAAGAAGGCTCCGGCGAAAACCACTACTCGAGCTAGCTCGAATGAAACTTCGGCGGATATGGAGATGGTAGACCCGCTTGCTGATGAGATGTTTGAAAATGTAGATATATATTTTAATGGGGCTTCATATAAGCCTGCAAAAAAGGATATACAAGAAATTTCATTTTTGGACACTACAACAATCCAGGCAAAAGTTAAACCTAATCTTTCTGTTTTCTGGAATCCTTTAATCTGGGATTGGACAAAAGTACCTGATAAGGAAGCATATGAAATAAAATATAAGCGGAAGTGTCAAGCTATTTATTTCAAGGAAAAAGTTTTTCTCGTAGAGAAATCAAAAATCAAGAAAGGTATTGTTAATGATGACTTTGTTGATACCGCCGAGCTTCCAATTGGTATTGTTGTTTATTGGGCCGCCGAAGCTGAAACATGGGAAATGCTAGGGTACAAGGAAACTCTTTTACGCTAATGTTTTTTGATGTTAGATACATTATTTGATAAAATATATGTAGTCTGGGGTCGAGATCCGGTTCGTAGAGAATATATGGAGGAGCATCTACGAGCATGTAATATTGAAAATTATAAATTTGTTCGTAGTATTACTCCAGACGATTTATTTATTAAAGGGAAGGGCAAACGAAGAAAACTTAGATTTAAAAAATTATGGGATGTAGAAACATTAGCCCCTCCAGATGTACTTAAACCTAATGTAAAAGGTTCCCCATACCCGATGTCTTTAGCAGAGATATGCTGTACATATGGACATCTTAAAGCATGTAAAACAGCAGTTAAAGACAAAGTAAATAACTTTCTTGTTATAGAAGATGATGCTGTGTTAAATATTGATTTGTGTAATAATGCTTTAGAGTGGAAAGAATATATTCCACCTGATTGGGATGTTCTTCATTTTCATTCTTGGCGGCCGTTTGATAGCAAAAGAGAGCCTGAGTTAGCTAAAAAAAGAAGTCAAGTTAATGAGTATTTTTATACTGGGTTTAAAGAATATAGTGGTGCAGTTTGTTACGCTCTTACTGCAAATATTGCTAAGCAATTATTAACTCGATTTTATCCTATTATACTTATCTCTGACGGTATCATTGGTACTTTAAGTAGGACAGTTTTTGCTAGAAAATATTATAAAGCATATGTTTTTCATCCGTTTTTGTCTGAGGGTACTTTATTTGAAAGTCAAATTGACTCTGAAAAACCACTTAGTAAAAAATTTATGACAAGAGCTCAGCGCTATAAAATAGGAAACTTTAACCCTAATGTATTATAATATTAAATTTATTATCAGTAATAATTTCATTAGTGTTGTCTCTATCTTCGTTAAACATGCTATATAGGTCTGTATGTTTGTTCGGATTTTTTAATCTATGTATTAATGCTTCAGTCCATTTAAAATGATATACTTTAAAAGTTGTATCATATCGACGATGCGTCGTACAGTCTTCCCAATATTCTGGATCATCGCGACATATTTTATCATTAAGAAACACCGGTCGGTTCTGTTTAGCGTTCCAGAATATGTCGTGGTGTCCTATTCGTAATTCTAATTTAGCTTTTGATAATAAAATTTTTGTCCAAGCAGCCCCTACAAAGTATCTTGTAATACCAGCTCCTTTTGGAAATTGATCAAATAGATCTTCTGGGTACTCTACTCTTCGTAACACAAGATCGTTTGCAATTCTATCTTCAAATTCACCTCGTAAGGCATAATAATTATTTTTTTCTAAAAATTCAGCACAGTGCGGTATGTTATCAAAGTGTCCATACTCCATGAATTCATCTGGATCTGGAAACAGAATCCAATCTTCCTTATTGATCGTCTCTTGCCATTTTAATAAAAATATATTTGCTGGCAATATATCATATCTTTTTGAAATTAAATCTAGGTTCGGTATGCCATGTGCGTCATTTATTTCTCGAAACTCTTCGAAGTTTTCTTTATAATTGGCTATACCGCAAGGTATAATTGTAAAATTTTTACAATCAACTCCTAATTGTTTATAGTAATCTATAAAATGTTTATATAAATTTAAATCTGGGTATTCATTTTCATCCAAACTTAACATTGAAAATAAATGTATCTTCATGTTGACATGTTGATTATCTTTAAGGCTATTCTATAATACTTAATATGATTTTAAGAGATATCGATCTGTATGATGGAAATTTAATTCACAACCGCTTTGCTTATAAATATTTTCGAAAAAAAACTCTCCCGATTGGAAATATTATTGCGTTTCGGGCGCCAATGAAAGTAGAAACGGAGGGAATGATTGACAATGAAGACCTTCTTAACAATGATTTCATTTATTCCGACGACGCTGTTAATTTTTGTTGGGAGCTTCCTAATTTATGTCCTCTTGGTGCTGTTTTCTTTCAAAGATTATTCAATACGCAAATTGCGAACTTGTTATCAACGAAGTATCTCAAAGCTCCGATCGAAGTTGACGGTGATGACTTAATTGTACATAAAGAATTTGAACAGCACGGGATAATTCAACCAAAAGGTAAGTGTAGTGTTAGTATAACTTATTCGAAAGACAATGTTGCGATCGGTCACACTGCAATTAATGTGTTGGCTGGTCGAAAAGCACCGTCTTTTGCGTTTTCCACCAATTTAACCGACAATCAAGTGGAAGAATTCATGAAAATTGTGGTGGATTTGTACTATTCCATGACGGACGATGCGTTTATTGCGACAACGAAGTTAACAGTGTAAGTCTTGGTACTATGTCTAAATTTTTTTTGCAAACTCCGGGGAATTCCCCGATTTGGCGTTTTTGGAATTTAGTTTTTTTAGTTCGTACCTATGGTCCAATTTTTTTTTGCAAAAATGGTATGAAAATCATTTAATGAGTTTTAGACTGTCTGTATTATGAAGCAAGCGAATAATTTTTTTGATTTTGTAACTAATATTTTATTTGAACGGGATAAAATTGATATAGATGTTACATCTGCACAGATTTATTCTCCATATATAGTGAATAGGTATGTGACGTTTGCTCATACTCAATTTGTTCCGTTAATTAACAATAGTGTTAATATGTATGGGTCGGCTCTTAATATAAATGTTGATCATTATAATTTTTTACATTGTTTAATTCCAAAGACAAAAAGAAAATATATTAATTATACTAAAAAAATAAAACAAGATAAAACTGCATATGAGAAGGTATGTAAGCAATATGAACTGTCACAACGTGAAGTGGATTTGTATTCAGAAACATTTAAGATAAATATTAAAAAGTATGAGTGACAAAATAAAGAAAAAACATTACGACAGAGCATTAGATAAGTTAGATTTAACTGACAGTCAACGTGACGCTTTGGATCATGATGTCAAGCGTAGTTTAATTAATTTAGATACATATCAAGATACTGATACATTTAGTCTTCAAGGATATAAGTTGAGTAAAGTTATGGATGATATTGTTCTAGCGCAATATGTAGATTTATCGAATGACGGTCGATCTGTTATACGAAACGGTATACATATTCCACTATCTCAAGTTAAACGTACATGGCGATTAGCAAAAGTTATATTAGTAGGTCCTCGATGTTCATATACCTCACCCGGTGATGTTGTTTGCTTTCCTGATGATAAAGGCATTAAGGTCGATAATCTTCGAGTAGTCGGTTATGATGAGTCTCTTAGAGATTGTCTCTTTTTAAATGAACAACGTTTTTTTGGTATTTGTCAGAACTTAGAAGACGATGATAACCAGTCTAGCTAGTCTTAAAGCTATATTATTAGATAAGGTATGTGAGGTAAAGTTTGTAAGACGTAATCCTAAACCTGGCAGACCTGGTACTAGACGAATGTTATGTACTAATAATGTACAGCTTTTAAATTCTGTGGAAGGTCGTACTATTTTAAATTATGACCCACCACGTGAAGCTCCGAATTATAATCCTAATCAAGAAAATTTAATTGTAGTGTGGGATATTTTAATGCAAGATTATAGGACTATAAATTGCGATACAGTAGATTTAATTAGTACATTAGAAGCAGATGAAACGTTTTGGGTATATTTAAATGAGAAGATTGCGCCAATGTCTGCAGGCGAGAAAATGGGCTTTATGAATACATGACATACGAAGATATTAATAACACATTAAAAGGTCTATTACTTTCAACTGTTAAGATTACATCTAAAAAACGTACTCTTGGTCTCGGACAGATTATGCTATATGATATAAAGGATTTTAATATTAAATTATTATTTAGCAATAATAAAAAAGTAGAACTATTATATCCTTTTAACATCATTACTGATAAAAAAATAATTTATTTTGATTATACTCTACAACACATACATCAGGATGATATTATATGGAAAGCTCGTCTTAATCGATTAATTAAAAACAAACGCAATAAATATCATGACTTGCTTCTCTCTATAGAGATATTATAATATACAAATGGGTCTTAAAAACTTCCCGAAAGGATATATTCCATCCTCGAGCCAGCAATATGCTATACCTAATATACTTGATGCGTTCAAGGAAAATAAGTTCGTTGTTATGCAAGGGCCGACTGGTTGTGGAAAGAGCTTTGTCGCAAAGACAATAGCAAATGGATTACAAAAATTACCATCTAGGTTATCAAATCTAGTTTCTGATTATAGAGCATTTGAGACGTCTTGGGATAATGGTAAATTAGTCTATGAATATGCAGATGACTTCGCGAATAAAAATTATGGTACATCAATATTAACAACAACAAAAGCATTACAAGATCAGTATACTAAAGATTTTAAAGATATAAAACCTCTTAAAGGTAAGGGCTCATATATTTGTAATTTAGATGATCGGAGTTTTGCAGATGCGGCTCCATGTATTTTTAGTTCTAAATTAAAAAGGGAATGTTGGGACTGTAATAGAT